GCGTAGGTGGATCGTATTTCCATACGACATGTCTACGCTACTACCCTTTAACCGCGCCAAAAGGAGCGGAAAGTCATCTGCAACGTAACCCTTAGGTACCGTCACAACAGCTTTAGCATAGTATCCTTCGATACCGTGCTTAGCTCTAGATGGGCCTTGGTGAACCTTGTACGGCAGACGGAAGCCTGAAGTTTTCAACGAGGGGTTAGCCTCATCGAAGTTAACTATCAGACCACCGTCTCCGTAACCTTCAGAGATTAAACAAGGATGTTTAATCAGCGAAGCAACGAAGTGCCAAGCGTGTATAAAGCGAGAATCACAACTGCGAAGGTAGTAACTACCAGAGCAATAATGACTAACTCGCCTAATGCCGTTAGCAACTTTGTAACATTGGTTCTCATCATTGATGACACTTTCTTTAAAAAAGTAGGGTTTACAGTCTAAACCGTTATAAAAATAGCTTCCACAGGATTCGCGAAAATAACCAGAGTAGTAACTCTTCTGATTATTCACGGTAAATCCAAACAGAGCTGTTATATCACGGTATGCTTGGTAAGCTTCGACAGGGATTATAACATCGTCCCCAAAGACGCTTATCTCGTTGGTCTCATAGCCAAAGTGCACGCAAACCGCGTACGCTAAAGCATAGAAGACCAAGCTCTCTAACTCGAATGTGAAACCGTTCCCCATGCTGGAGAACTTCTCATAAACGATCGTTGAGCCATTAAGACAGCCGAAATGAGATCGAAACACGTTCAACACTTTAAACCAATAGTCAGGAAGCAAGTCCCTGATAACTTCGGTCGAAATAGTGTCGGACGCACTAGAAAAGTCAACTGTAGCTAGATGGCCGGTTTTACTGGCAATCTTGGCTAATCGTTGATTATTCTCTTGTGTTTTCAAGTCGATCCCAGACCTTAAGAGCCTACGACGAATCATTTTTCCTATTGCTTTTTGAAACCAGAGGTTTATTCCTGGTTCTATAGCGATAGTGCGATCCGTCTTACAGTTCTTAGGGACAGTGACAACCTTGTTTGCTTCTTCGTGTCTGAAACGGACACTCCAAAGCGGGTAGCACAAATGCATATGCTGCCCAACAAGATCGTAAGCGCGTTTCGAGATTCCATCCTCAAAACGAAATTTATTGGTGCTGCTGGTATCTTTTTTAACCTTTGGGTTAAGCGAGACACCAGGACCCCAATTACCGCTCTCTAACATCTCTTCGCAATCAAATGAACCAAGAACCTCAGCAATTTTTCGTCGAGCTATACGATGTATAGCTCTATGATCAGCGTCCAACGATGTTGGAAGAAGATCCTTGCGAAAGGCTCGGTTTGTTTGCTTGCACTTATCTTCAGCTTTACCGAAGCTCTCCAAAGCTACCGCTTTCTTGTCTATTCCTAGATCAAGGAAAGTATTTTTGGATAAAAACTTCGTGCTGAGATAAGCGTCTCTGAACGCATGTTCATCTGCGTAATCCGTAGGGTTACAATCTAGAGTCACAGCATCGACAAATTGTTTATGTCGATACAAGATCCAGATTGATAACGCCCTTGGGCAGTTGAGACCTTTGAGATATAGAAAAACGACTCTGTCGTCGGTATTTAAGCTACGCATGTTAACTCCTAAGATTACCGATCATCGGTAATAGTTCAAAAGAAGAGGGTATCAGATTACCAGATACCTTCTTGATCAACAACCATATCCGCTACCATTTGCTCTTGTAAAACATCAATAGCATAGGCAAGCAGATCTTGGCGAGTGTGTAACGCAGCATTTTTGCCGATCACAAACTCAATATTAACGAAGTTGTCAGAAACGAATTTCTCTGGCAAAACGTTATTATCTGTTGTTGGAACTGAG